TGGTTGTGATGCACTCATTCTTCCGTTTCCGTTGTAGGTTCTTGTTCAACTTCAGCGTTTGCTTCAGGTTGCTCCACTTCAGCTTCAGGTTGCTCTTCGGGAACTTCATCCCCAAATAAACCAGCAGCAATATTAGGAGTAAGTTTATCAACCATATCAGAAGACTTAGCATACGCTATAGCCTTGATAGCATCCGACACCTCATTAGCAGGTGCATCGTTTGCAATCATATCAATTAATTCAGTTGAATCCATAATCAGTAAAAACGCTTGTATTTATTTATATCTTGGCTTTCTTGATGTTTATTTCAGGTGACTTTGCTCCATTACCAGATGCTTCAGGTTCTTTAGGTGTTTTACCTAAATTAGATTTTTTTGCACTACCATTAGTAGCACCATTACCATTAGCAGGTGGCATCTCAGCATCTAAACCTGCCTGTAGCATCATATTCTGTTGTTCTAATGGAAGACCTACACCTTGTGCATTCTCTTCTTCCATCTCTTGTGTCATCTCTTCTATCTCTTCATCAGTCTGACGTAAGACTTTACGCTTGACATAATCTCTTGAATAGTATGTACCGATATATGGTTCGATAGCAACCATGATGTTTAGACGTTCAGTCATCAACTCATGATCTTTTAGTTCTGCAAAATGATTGTCATACACATAGTCAAACTGTATATGTTCTCTCATCTTACTCCAATCTTCTGGAGTAACGATATTCTTTAGAACCAATTGTGTCTTCAATAGATCTAAGAAGAGACCACTAAATCTCTTTCTCAACCTACCAACAAACTTACTAAACATAAGTTCGTCACGTAAGATCTCAGATGATCTACCTAGATTGAAACCACCAGTATCTCCAATACGAGATTCAGGTACGTTCAATGAACGATACAATTTCTTCTGGAAATATTCAATATCAGTTAGTTCTCCTAAATTCTGTCCACCAGGTAATGTAGAGATCTCTGTTCCTCTACCACCTTCTCTACGTGGTAACCAGAAGTCTTCAAGCATAGACATGAACTTCTTGTCATCCTTGATCTCACCAGTGTTAGCATCATATACTAACTTGTTTCTATAGCGAGACATTACATCACGTAAATATTGCTCTGCCTTTACCTTAGGTAGATTACCAACGTCAATATAGAATATTCTTCTTTCAGGTGCTCTTGATAGTCTGTAGATGACGAGAGAATCCTCAATCATTCTCAACTGATTGAGACCTTTGATTGCTTTATGTAAGTATGATAATGTTAGTTTTTTATTTCTATCTACTAAACCAGAATGTACATAGCAAATAGAATCCTTAGCAATCCTTACACCCTTACCTGCAACAGAACCAAATCTCTGTGCCATACCTTGAGGATAGTAGGTATAGAATTCTGTTACTTTAGCATCTTTGTTTATTGTTGTTTCACCTGAATAAGGTAGGACTGGAATACCTTGGGCTCCTTTAGCACCACGCTCATTCTTAGGTTGAATCCTCATCAATTTTATTTTGAGAGCATCAATAAATCTTAGTTCTTTGATACCTTCATCAGGTTTCTTTTGATCAATAACTTTATGGTAATGAAGTCTACCATCTACGTACCAGTTACGAAATATCTCATGAGACTTACTATCAAAATCAAGTAAATCTTTTACACCTTTGAACTCATCTCTTATTACTTTTCTTAGACTATCACTAACACTTAGGTTGTCTAAATTTATCTCTACTGGAGAATCATTTTGATCAGATACTATTGCCTCATTGACAACGTGTTCAATAGCAGTATCACATTCTGGATGTAATGCCATGTCACGATATCTTTTTACGATATCAAACTCTGTTCTGAATACACCCTCAATGTCTACATACTGTCCATAAAAACCCGTAGACAAGTAATAGTCAGCCCCATCCTCATTGTTTTGAGGAACGGGACTGACTATGCCTTTAGATTTCTTTTGGTCATCCTCAATCGAGAATCCAAAAAGCTTGGCCATAATATCAGTTTACCTTGTTATACCGTATTTATTATACTACAGAATCGTTACTTCTGCCATCATATGCTTCCCACCACTGTACTTGGAGGGTAACTTGGAATTCTTCTATAGTATCTTGAGTATCGTAAGATAGTTCTATACCACTTACCGCACTTGGCCAACAACCTTTCATACTATATCGTCTTAGAACAGGTAGTGTAGCACCATTGTTCTCTCCACGAGCGTTGAGGTCAGTGGAAGCACGACCTAATTGGTTTACTGTCCAATCAGTAAAATACTCTGAAGGATTGATAGTACCAGATCCATCAGATACTTTGATGATAAAGTTTGCCCAACGTTCAAATGCTTCACGCAGTTTGAAATCACCATCATTGATGACTGTGATTGTCCATGGATCAAATCTTCTATCACCAGCAACCTTAAGTTGTCTTCCTCTGAAAGGAACAACAACTTCAGCAATGTTTGATGCAGGTAACTGAGCACCTTTGATCATCATCCTATGTCTATCTTCTTTGATTTCTTCATCAAAGATACCCACACCAGATGGGAAATCCATCTCTACTTCAAAGAGGTTAGGACGAGCACCACCTTGAGCTAATCTTGTCTTGAAAGAATCAATCGATCTTTCGTTGTTTGGTATGGAAAAAATGTTCTTGTCTAATGCCATAATTGTGGGGGTCTCCTATTACACAGTGCCTACAACTTCACTGAAGGAAACTCCAGTGCGTGTGGCGACGAAAGTAAGACCAATGAAGTTGATTGATCTTGCAGGTTTGATGTAAACATCAGCAAGGAATTCATTACGATCAATAACATCTGGTGTGTTATTGGTTTCATCGCAAATGAGTAGGAAGTCTTGAATACCTCTCTTTGCTTGAACATCCCTTAGGAATGGTTCAACAACATTTACGAAGTTTGAACGAGTACCTGCATCGTTGAGTTCAAAGAGTGCTGATTTAGCAGCATTCTCGACTGCTTTTTCGATTACGATGAACAACCTTCTTACGTTGATTCTGTCAAATGCAGACTCATAAGCAAGAGCAGTCTTATCACCGAAGAGGATAATACCTGATCCAGGTTGTGAGATGATTGGATTTATTCTCTGAGAGTAGAGTCTATCTCTTGCATCTTGACCAGGATTGAACGCTAACTTCACAGGGAAGTTTAGTCCACCTCTATCAAGACCTGCAGGTGAGAACCAAGGGAATTGATCTCTATCTGTTCTTACCATAAGTCCAGCAATATCACTAGACGAAGGCATATAAACAAACTTCTTATTGAATCTATCGTATACGTACTGATAACCAGAATCAAATACTGCGTATGATGATGAAGTTATTGGTGCGAAGAATGATAGAACATTGTCTAACTGATCTGTAGCAGAAGCAACGTTGACGGTTGCTAATCTATGAGGAGATATAACAGCAACTGTATCCTTTCTGCCTTCGGCAATCTGGATCATCTTGTTTGCTTTTGCTTGCTCCTCTTCCTTAGTCTTATGTGCAGAACCTTGTAGTAGGAATCTAATATCGCTATCTACAGGATCAGCAAACTTATCATATCCCGTTAGAATGTCTCCTAATGGTGCATCAAATAATCCAACACCTGTGTAATCCAAACCACCTACAAGAGGATAACCTACGTTACCGATAGATGAGAATTTGACTTCTTTAGCGTTCTGACCCCATGCACCAGAGTTAGTTGTTTCAGCAACAAATCCGCTACTGAATCCTGATGCTAATGGATTGGTTCCATGATGAGAATCAGATGCATTTACAAGTGAAACACCTGCAAAAATGTAATCTGAATTATCTGCTAGGTAATCTTTATAGTATATTGATCTACCACCAGACTGAGTTACATCCTTACCCTTAGAAAGGTTAGGATGTTTTTCTAGAATGGATCCTACATCTCCTGATATTCCACCGCCACCATCAACAACAACAATGTGAAGAGCATCGTTTGCTCCATCTCTACTTGTAACAAAATTATTTGTTCTTGGTTTGTTGAGTACTGCCTTCCAAGGTAGAGTAACAATGTCTGTTCCACCATCAGCAACACTTGTTAGAATGTTCTGTGCATTGTACCAATCACTTACAGTACCATCAGCAGGAGTAAATCTATTTCCTACGTTTGCCGTACTTGACGAGTTGATACCAACTAAATTGCCAGTTCCAGTTTTGAATTCAAACTGAGATCCTTCTGTATAAGATACAAGAGTTTCAGTTCCACCGATAACAGTGCTTGTGACTCTAACGTCTATAGTGCCAGCACCAATATTTGAAATAATGCCCTTCAGCATTCCAGTTGCAGCAGCAGTTGTACCAACACCAACTGTAACTCCTGTTAGAGTTTG